TGAAACACAAAAATTACTTAAAGAAGAGTTTGGTATTGAATCCTCTATGTATTGCCGAGAGGACCATGGATTGTGTGTTGTAAGGTCATATTCTAATGAATTTGTTAGGAAATGGTTTGAAAGTCATTGTTCAGGATATTCTTATTCTAAGTGTTTGTCTGATTGTGTAGTATCTTGGTCATTACCGTCAATTGGGGCTTTTATTGGTGGATGGCTTGATGGTGATGGTTGTTTAGATATTAAAGGAAGGGGTCGTTTGGTTGGAGTAACAACTAGCTATGATCTTGCATCACAGGTGACAATTATACTTACGAGAATGGGAATTTATCATACTTGGAATAAAAGAAAGCCCAAGTGGGTTATAAAAAGAGGAAAGCGGTCTTATAATAGACTTGCTCATATTATTACCATTCCGGCTAGTCAAACAGGAAAAATTGTTTCATTTACATCAAGGTGGAATGAGGATAATTTGTTTCCTATCCATAGTAAGTGTCATGATCAGCCTTCAAAAGAAAATGTTGTAGTTAGGATTAAAAAGATAGAAAAAGTTCGTGATATAGAAGGTGATAATGAAAGATTAGATGTGTTTTGTCTTGAAGTAGAAGAAGAACATAGTTTTCTTGTTAATGGTGGTATCGCTACTGAGAACTGTATCGCTAATGTTACTCAATGCTCACGATGTGGAAAATTATTCACAGACGACATCGCTGCTTGTGTCCATATAAGAACGGAGTTGCGAAACTTCTTCATAGACGAGGACGGAGTAGAGCGAGTTGTTGCAGAATTTTGTGGGTACAACGAGACCTTCAAGGGTATTTCTCCTGAAGAGTCTTGTGTGTTCATTGAAGCATCATGGGTAGAAAAACCCGCATTCGCTGGCGCTGTAGTTAATCATTTCATTACTAAGCCAGAAAAGCATGCTAAGGTTTACCAAAAATCAGATCAAATGGCAGAACTTTTCGATGCTTACAACATTAGAGTGGCAGACCGCAGTGGGCGAATTGCGATGCGTTTAGCTGATAGATTTAGAACTGAGTAATAGTTTTCCTCTGTGGAAGTACCGTATTTTTGTTCTGGATTTCTATGTTGGATGTTGAAAAAACGTTAGATTTTTCATAATTCTTTGTAGAGCTATTCTATAGGTGAAGCTTACTAAGTTGTAAGTGGTTTACCTATTTTGTATTCATCGTGGATACGTTGAGATAAACGGAAGGGTGAAAAGATGGCAACAAGACGAGTAAGAAGGCGTAGTCCTGTCAAGGCTACTCGTAGGCGTCGTCCTGTAAAGAGAGCAAGCATTGATGAGGAACTTCATTCTATCCTTTCTCAACTTGAAGACGAGCTTGAAGTTGAGGATACAGTGATTGATGAAACTTTTGATGATGATTTGGTTTCTATGGACGAAGAGCTAGACGAAGAGCTAATTATGGATGATGATATTGAAGAACTAGTTGTTGAGGATGATCTTGAAGCTGAGATTGAAGACCTTGAGAACCAGTTGGAAGATGAAGTTCCCGAAGAAGCTCTCATGCTTTCTAAGGAAGATATTCATGCCGAGATTAAACAACTAGAAGATCAACTTTATAGTAAGAAGTCTGAAGAAGACGAAGAGGAAGATGAAGAAGTGGAAGAAGCAAGTGAAGAAGATGTGCCTGAAGTGGAAGATGTAGAAAACGAGATTCAGGATGATATTGGTGGTGGAGACCCCAGCCTGAGTGTAGAATTTCCCGAATACGTTCCTGACGAAGGTGGTCAGGGGATTAGGGATGTTGTAGGCAGTCGTAAGGCTAGGAAAATTCGTAATGCTCTTCGTAGCCTGAACAAGATTGCTGAACTACTTGAACGCAAGGGCGATAAGCGTCATGCTTCCGCCGTGGATATGGTCGCTAATACCATCGAATCCGAGACAGGTATCAAGGATGCGAGCTTCTAAGGGAGCCAGCTAGGAGGATAAAAGAATGGCTAGAAGGAAAAGACTCACAGCTAGGAAGATTAGAGAATCGGCGCTAGATAAGACCCCTTTCCCTGGTGATATCAACAACGAACTTTCGCAATCCGATGCAGACCATGCTGGTTATGCTCCCTATGAGCAACAGCCAGGTTGGGATTTGACACAGGAAGGCGATCCCGCTGTTGGTGATGATGATCGTGAAGAGAACAATCTTGGTAAGGTTCGTTCTGCTGCTTTCAAGGCAAAGTGTGTGAAGTCAACGAAGTTGGCTGCTCTACTTCTCGGAGAAAAGGTTTCCGATGAAGTCATTGAAGAGCAAGCCCTAGACTTCCTCAATCTTCCGGCAAAGTCTATTGACGCTTCACTCAAGCGTTTTATGGCTAGCGATTCTCTCTATCGTGAACTTCAAAAGAAGGAAGCGGAAGAGGATGACGCTGAAGAAGAGAAGGAAGACGAGAAGGAAGCCGCTGAGGAAGAAGTAACCGAAGATAAGGAAGAAGAGAAGGAAGAAGAGAAGGAAGACGAGAAGGAAGCCGCAGAAGAAGACGAGAAGGAAGAAGACGATGAAGAAACTAAGGAAGCTAGTGATGTAGTCGTAGATGATATTTCCGATCTAATCACATCGGAAACGAAGGAATCCGAAGAGATTGATATCGAACTTAGTTCGGAAGTCGTTGACGAGTCGGATGCGTTGACTTCCAGCGAGGAGAAGGAAATCGAACAGGCTTTCTTCGATGATAAGTTGATTCAAGCTGAAGAAGACGAAGATGATGATGATGATGATGAAGAAGACGGAGAAGAAAAGGAAGCTAAGAAGGCAAAGCTCGGAGCGAAGAAGATGGGTGGACAGCCCCGTGTAGCATCTAGGGAAGCTGAAGAACTCGAATTGCTTTGGGGAGACTTCGACGCTCCTACTATGAAAGAAATCGATAGTAAGTTGTTTGGGTAAGTTTGGACTGATTGTTGGCGACGAGCCAGCAGAATAGTTCAAATAGTAAAATAGGAGGATGTAAAAGTGCTTACTCTTTTGATTCGTGGTCAAAACAATGCTATTCCTGTGCTTGCGGATTCTGCGTACACCTGTGCTAACTATGGCAACAACACCAACACAACGTTGAGTGTGAATACTCCAAGGGGAGTTCTGGGTGGAGCAGTAGCTGGTATTTCGACTGGAAACGACTACACCGTTCTCAGAGGTACTAATGAGATTATGCCGGTGGGTTTGTTCCTTAACGATGCTGCTGGTGCCGCTTTTGATAATGCCCCCGCAGTAGCGAGTGGCAAGGTGACGGTTGAGAAGGCTCAGGCAAGTGTTGAAGTAGATGTTTACGAAACTCGTAACGCTGCTAATAGCGATGACCTGACTTATGCTGTAGGCGAGGTTCTTTATTGCTCGCTTTATGGTCTTCTCTCGAACGAAGTATCGACGGAGGCTACAATTATCGGTGTTGTCACAAAGGCACCGACGACTGCTTCTCCGACTATTGGACTCGATATGAGAATTTAGAGGTAGTTGGGAATCTAGGAATCGATTCGTTACGTGGCGAGTTGAATATCCAGATTCAAATGTGAGAAATAGGAGGAATACAGGTGCCTGCTCTAAGCAATCAAAAAAAGCAAGACATCATTTCTAAGTACATTAGGACTGGCAAGGGTCGTGCGAGACTTGCTCAGACCTTGATTTCCCCGTTACGCAGACGACGTGACTATTTGTCAGTGGGTTAATAATCGGCTCACTATAAATCTGGAAAATTGCTGGAACAACACAAGGAGATAAAGTTGAAAAAGGTGATGAACAAAGAAAATCTTACAGAATATTGCTTGAATCAGAAATTGTCTGATAAGCAAGTTTCTGAGATTTTTTGCGTTCACCATGGATCGGTAGGAGTAGCAAGAAGAAGATATGGTATCAAACTTGTTCCGAAGTGGGATAGGGATGGAGTTAAGAAAATGACGGAAGAACAGGTATCGCTTGTAGATGGTTCAATTCTTGGAGATGGTGGAATTGAATTGAATCATAGTGATTCTTATGTTTTTTCATTTAGTCACTCAGAAAAACAACATCATTACTGTAGGGCGAAAGCTGATATTTTAGGTGAATATACATCTAGTATTCGTCCTAGAAATGATGGGTGTCTTAGAGTTCGCTCCATAGTTCATCCTATCTTTATGGAATACGGTAAGGAATGCTACTCCGAATATGACGGTATTAGGTGGAAGAGAATTCCAGATTCTATTCTTGATCGTTTAAACGCATTGTCTTTGGCTATTTGGTATGGAGACGATGGGTGTCATTCTGGCAACCAAGTTTGGTTTTGTGTAGGTTGCAAGGATAAAAACGAAAGAGAAAATACTTTGGAATGTCTTGAGTCTCGTTTTGGTTTCAAGTGTTCTATCAAAAAGATGAGCAATGAAGAATGCTGGAGACTTTATATTTGGAAGAGATCACAAGACGACTTCTTTGATATCGTTTCACCATTTATTTCAGCTTTATTGCCCTATAAAATCCCTTCTTATTATAAAGGGATCGGGTGTGTCAATCAGCAGCCGAGCCTTGCTAGAAATGGCAAGGAAGGTTCAGAGACTATGAGTGAGGCTAAAGACAATAATGTCTATGCCGGAACTCTCCCGATATTAGGTAACTATATCGGAACCCCAGAGGCTATGAATAATAGCCAAGATATAGTCCGAACAGTAGAGATTTCCTAAATCTACTGACTGTGGTGGAAACAACCACGGCGATTCTGAAAATGGATTGGTAACAGAAAGCGAAAAGCATTTTTGGTTGAACCCCTTCCTGACGGCGCACTTGCAACTTACGATAAAGACCCGAATGTTACGGCTTATATCGTAGGCGAAGAAGGTATGAACATCATTGCTGTCGCCAAGAGCAAGCGTGTTATGTTCCCGTTGTTCGAGATTGCTAGTAACCCCGAGATTCCGTTGACCGAAATCAAGCAACGTCGCTTTGATCTTGTCCAGCGTTCGGTTGATCTTGGTAAGTCCGCTATCATGGCTGAGGAAGACCGTAAGGTTTTTGCCTGCATGGATGCTATGGCTGCTGACGCTACCAACCCCAACCCTGATCTGGCTGTTGCTGGAAACCTCACGTCGAACTCTTTGATCGACGCTTTCGCTGATGTTATGCGTACCGACGTGCGTCCTGCCAACGTCTTTATGAACGCCAAGGACTATGCCGATCTGCTCAAGTGGGATCGTGATACTCTTGACATTCAGACGCAGGCTCAGTTGCTTGACACTGGTATCCTTGCAACGGTTTGGGGAGCTAAGATCATCGTTTCCCGTATCGTTACTGAAGGTACTGTTTATGTTTGTGGCGAGCCTGAATTCTTCGGTAGAATTCCAGTTCGCACCGAGTTGACGGTAATCTCTGCTGACGATCCTAAGAATCGAATGATTGGTTTTTCCATGTTCGAAAATTTAGGAAT